CTTCTGGAATGTGATGGAACTTAGCCCATTCAATCATTTCAGTTAATAGTTTATCTGCAATGCCTTGACGCTGAAACTCTTTATCTACTGAGACTGCAAGTTCCCAGGAACCATCACTGTTCTTTGCCAGATGTCCCCAACCAACACGCTTTTCATCATCACGTGCATACCATAATTCATGGTCTGTTGGGTGATAACACATTTGCAAGATAAGCTGGTCTATGTTGTAGTCACTAGCCGGATGACCGAAACGTGAGTAACGGTCGTCAGTATCTAATGCCTTCAAGTGTCTAGCATATTCACTAATCTTGTAGATGTTAGTGTGGACGTATGTAATCATGTACCCTTGATTATTTGCTTTGCTTTTGCATCACGTGCAGCTTGGATAGCTTCAATTATTGCTCTAAGAAATTTCTTCATAGTAGACCTTTGTTGACTTTCATGTTGTATTCAACAGTAAGACGTTCAACATCACCGGTGTGTTGTGGATTGTTATCTGCAATATATTGTTCTAAACTAGAACCATATGTCTGTTGAGTACGAACTACGAACACTCCGGCTACTGCTAAACCTACTATTAGTAGGACGATGAACATATTACTTAGCCTTCTTTGCCGGCTTAGCACAACTTGCAGTTGGGAAGAAAGAACTAACGTCCTTCATCTTTTCAAAAGTTTCTTGCACTGGTGCCATTGCGTCAGTGTAGAACTTCTTATCTACTGCCATTGAACTTAGTTTTGTGAATGCCAATGAGCCAGCGTCAATAGCTTGCTTTGTGTACTTGGCTTGTGCATCAACGAATGAGTTTAGAACTGTGTTGATTTCTGGGTTTGTAACGAATGTGTTGACAAACTTCTTTTTTGATTCCTGGATGGTGTCTACCATGGAATAGGCTGCTACGTTAAACATAAATTTTCTCCTGTGTGTATGTTTTGAGTTTTTAAGTAGAACTCTAACTACTTTTATTTATGCTATTATAGCACGGTTTCTTTATATTTTTGTAGAGCACGGACTCTAATCACAGCCAACCTAATTGCAACATAGTCAGAGACTTCATCACTTTCGGGTTCCTGAACTAGCTTGGGTCTACGGAAGAAAGGTGCTATTTCACCATCATCAATATCGTCATCCTCGTCATCAATAACAAGGTTTAACTTATGATGTGGATTACTTCTTAGAAGTTTCGGCTTTCTTACTGGGACTTTTGGTGGTGTCCACCTTTTTGTCCTTTGTATGGTCTTTCTTCTTAGCCAACTTCATTGGGGCACTTGCTGGTGTTGCAGGCGCCTTTGCTGGCTCTGCTGCGAAGGCTGTCATTGTGAAAGCCACCATTACGATTGCGATTAGTTTTTTCATTTTAGTTCCTTTAAAAAATAATACTAGTATATATTTAACGCCTTAGCCATCGATTCCGTTGACAACTACCTACCCGTTTTGATAGATTTCAAGTAACTATCTATATCACCATATAGGCTAATCATCATAGCTATCTTACTATCGTACAATCTAATGTAGGGCTTGTTCTTTTTACCCGGTTCTTTGACTACACCTAAAAAGTATGGGCATTTTAGTTTCTTACTCATGTCGAGTATGTACCCATGATGACCTTCTTCGAGTTTCACTAAAAAGTCATATTGGTAAAATTCTATCTGAGCAACACGAAACATAGTGTCACCCATTTCACTTAGTCTTAATGCTGTACCGCTTGAACCTGTAGCCCACCATCTACGCATACACTCTTCAACCGTGAACATTCGCATCTGTTCCGGTAGTTGCTCAATCACTTTGGTAGTGATTTCTTTCTTAGACGGGGTCATCGGGATAAACTTTGGTGCCGTTGTTCATAAACACGACCGTAAATTTATCTGAATTGAATTGTTTGTTTAGTTTACGGCACAAGTTACGTGCGTGGCCAGGGTTACTGAAACTAGTCTTCTTGTACTTAGGGACTGTCTCGCTATCTAGGTAGTGTTGGCTCTTTAAGTTAATCGGTTGCCCGTCATAAAACACAGCCCAGATACCTGCAGCTTCTACGATTTGGTCACACTTGTAAGTTGTCTTATCGACAATCTCTAATATGACTTTGGGTTGTGTTCTACTCATTTACCATTTACCACCGTTTACTACTACTTCAACAACTTCATCGTTGCTGGTTTGCTTTTTATCTAAAAGCATAGTCAAAATTTCGTCACGTAGTAGTCTAGCGTCCTGAAGTGTAAGAACCACGTCTTTGCTGTTCCTACCTTCAGCTAATGAAATCCTATCCATTAATTTTTTAATTTGACTCATAGACTATTTATGCTACTATTTACCTCATCTTTAGATTTGAAGGGACCTAAGTACTCATATCTCTGAATAAAGATGTATTTCGGGCATAATACCGGCGTGAATTCTTCACCTTGTTTTACTGCAAACCATCCCGCAACGTGGAAGCATTTGCTCTTGGGTGTCTTGGTAAAGATATGTAGCTTACGCTGTACGTCAAAGAAACTGTTATAAATTCGATTAGTCGATGTCGGGAACACAGCGAAGGGAGGAGCTTTGAGCTCCTGTTTAGCTTTTACTACCTTTTCAAACTCGATATTAGCTTTCTTCTCAATAGCCTTAGTTGTGTTGAAGTGTTCGATATTGTTACCAATCTTCACATCAAATCCAGTACCATCACTAATCACATTACCGATTTTATTCTTACCATCTGTGATTACCCAGTACTCACCCTTTACGATTGGTTTAGCTTTTAAGTTCATCATTATTATCCTTTGTTAATTCTGCCATAAATAAAAATTGCTCATAGGCTTTCTTTACTGCTGGCACTGACATTAGCTTTTCAGCCTCTGTCATCATTGCTTTTACTGCATCTTCGGCAGCACCTCGGGCACTGGGCCATTCTAATTGTTTAGCATCGTCGCCGAATTCTTTTACAAGATTATCCCATGCTAGTCTCTGTGATTCTGTCAATGGTGTTTCACTTTTGCCACGTGTTTGTCTACGAATCTCTGTTGCATCCATGATAGCTTTGCTAATTGCATCTTCTGCTACTCTACATGCCGCAAGCATAGCAGCATAGTTAGGGTTAACGTTGTAACGTGTGCTTTGTCCACCTGGATATACAATAAGTAAGTGAGCACCTTTTGGCAATGCATAGGAAAGGTCACTGTCATACTCGCTGACAGGAACATATCTTCGTCCTACTTTTTTGTAAAAGATTTCTTTTGTCATAGTTGAAATTTCTTCAAGTACTCGGTTGCTTCTTTCGTGTGCATCAAGTCATACTCAGTGGGTTCTGGGTCTTCTAGTTCTTCAATTTTGATGCCAAACTTATTCTCGTACAATTCAACAAAAGTATCAATCATTTCGGCAAACTCTTTTTCAGTAATGCCCATTAGTACTTCCTCGAGGATTACTTTGAAAAGTTCTTTTTGATTCTTATCCACTGAGTTTCTCCCACATATAATCTTGTTCTTTAACACATGCTACTGTTTTCAGATAACCATCCGCCATAGCACGATGAATTGCTAGTTTGATGTTAGTAGGACATACATCAGATACTTCGATGTATGCTCTGGGTGAAAGTTTGACCCCGTCAGATATAAAGAAGTCGTAATCACCTTGGCGAATCTCTCTAATCTTAGTATCGTTTTCAGTAAAGGTCATTTCTTCAACTCTTCCCACATCAGTTTCTTAGCACGTGCGTCTAGTTCTGCTTTTTCAAGTTCAAGCATTTCGTGTGCCATCATGTTAAGCCATTTGACAGTAGCCTCTTTACCTCGTTCGGTTAAGTGGCTATAACTGCTACCGACACCACTGTGATAGTACAGGTCTCTATCTTTGATAATCTCAAAGAGACCGGAGTAGATTTGTTTATGCAGGATGTGATTCATGTATCGTGCCTTTATATGGGCTATTAAGCCAACGACTATAAGTTTCAGCATGTTCAGAGATTTTGTTAAGTTCATACTTACCACATAGTTTCATCAAGTGTACACCGACTTGGGGTACTGTTGTAATTCGAACAGATTCTTTGATTGATTGGTCAAACTTATCTTTCATTTCCTGAGGCTGTGCCTTCAAGTCGATAAGTGTTTTATTAAGTTCATACTTATCTTTAACACGGTGTTCTTTGCCATCGTGGTCAGTCCAACGTTGTAACATGAAGTTATTCCATTTAAAACCCTGTGCATTGCGGTCTTCAAACGCTTCACGAATACCCACTTTGTTCTTAGTGCCTGTTTCACGCACACCGGGGAAAGCACTGAAAACGTTGTCACCTGCGTCACCACGAATGATTTTCTTGAATAGAATATATTCTGGATCCTCAAGTAGCTTAGGCTCTTTAGTCTTTTTGTCTTTGATTAGTACGCCCTTATCATTGTAGTATCCGTCGAGTTTGATGAGTTCGTTAGATACCCCGTTGTACTGATGTACGTTGGTATGAACAAGCTGAAGGTAGTCGGTATCACTACTAATAATATAATGCGTATCATTGGGATGTAAGTGAATGAATCGAGCAATCATGTCGTCAGCCTCTGCTTCGGGATGACGAAGGACACTACAATTTGTTTTAGCTTTCAGATAGTCAGTGAAGACTTCATAAGTCTCCCAGAACATTTCTGATTCTTCTTTCTCGGCCTCAGTTGCAGCCTGTCGTGCTACTGCACGATTAGCCTTATATGCAGTAGAGATATCTTTGCGAAACGACCTACCTTCTAAGCAGAAGACAACGTGGTCAATTCCAAATTTGCGAACTGCCTGATTAGTCATGGCAAGTGTAAGATGCAAGGCCATCCCCACCTTCTCCCATGCGTCACTGTTGTATGATGCAACGTGACGGGCACGGAAGAAAGTATTTGCAGTATCGATAAGTGCGTAAGTAGTCATGTGTCTATTATATACGTATATTTAAATAATGTCAAGGCTCAAGATACGTATCTGGGCTAAGGTCAATGAATTTACGGGTAACTCGCTTGTCACCTTGATAGGGCAACCATTCATCTTTAATGACACGAATGGGCAACTTGAGTTCAACAATCTTAGCATTTACCCATTCTTGCACATCTTCTGCTGAAAGACCTGATGTTGGGTCAAGAATTTCAAGCGTCCATTTGTTACCTTTGAACACTTTCCACATGTGACGTTTCCACTCAGCTTTGAGCTTCTTCTCAATATCAGCAATGTCAGCCCGAGAGCCGTAATAGAGATACTTGAAAGATTGTAACTCAGCAGAACCAGCAATGTAATACCAAAGCCAACTTTACCATTGTGCGTGAGCACCATGATGTAAAAGAAGCAATTCAACATTTTACTTTACTTTCTTTTTAGTAGCTTTTGGAATCACAACATTCTTGCCTTTGAGTTTGCTCTTAGCAGGAACCAGTGTGTTGATGAATGCAAGTTCATCGTCAGTGAGGTAATTCAACACATCAACTTTGTTGTGAACGTACATTGAGTTCAAGGGAGCAATATCAAATGTACCACCAAGCATCTTGTAAACTTTGTAGGTAACATACAATGCAACGTTGAATGGGACACTTGCGTTCTTATCAACAAATTGGTCATATCGATACTTTTTGTATGCTTTAGTGACGCTGCCCTTCAGCTTAGGCATACCCGAGAATACTTTTTGCACGACTGCATGAATATCTTCAACGAATTCTTCAAAGTCTTGTGTGTTGCGCAAGATACTTTCTGCCTCGGTGATATCTAGCAGAGTACCATAGAAACCAAATTCAGTGTTATCAACTGGGAGACTGTTCCAGAACTTATTACGATTTGCAAAGATGAATTCTAACTTCTCATAGTCACCGTTCTTGGCTGCTGTTTCCACAGCGTTCAAGTGAGTAACTGCACCTGCCATACCTGCATCGTCATGGTCTTCTGGCAAGGGAATGCATTCGTAAGTCTTTAAGATTTGAATCAGTTTTGCAGTGTGCAAGTACTTTGGATTCTTGCTACTATCCAAACGAACTGACAAGTAGTGTTGCTTCCAGTGGTCGAAAGTTGTAATGTCTTTTGACATTTCACCAAAGCAAACGTTTCACGTGCTTTGCTACGATCCAGTGTTTCAATGTATGAAACTAAGATTGGGAACTTCTTCCAATCTTTAGCTTTCCAACCCTTCATCAAGCCCGATGCAACAATCAACGCAACGGTAGTTGCAGTATGTTGACCGTTCACCATTGTATATTCTTGCTTGCCAGGTGTCTTCACAGCCTGAATAGACTGTACACGTTGTTCGTCAAAGTATGCGAAAATGTTTGTAGCGTGAGGCACATCCAATTCACGTTGAATGTCTTCGTCACTTGCTAAGTCGCCCAACATGACCATACCAGTCACAGGGAAGTTTGCTGGATCAAACATTAGTGCCAGCTTTTGATAACGTTCTAGGGCTGACATAAAATCAATGTTGCCACCAGTGTTGACTTTGTTAACTAAGTCTTCGATTGAGATTTGTGCGTACTGACCCGGCTTACGCTCAAGGATGTTATTGATTTGGCGACCATTTAGGTCACGTTTGTGATAGTCAAATGTGATGCCAAACTTTGACTTGCGGGTTGCGGTGAGATTGACTTTTGGCTTTGCTTTTGTTTTTGCTAATTTAGATGTTGCTACTACTGTTGCCATTTGGACTCCGATGAGTTGTTTACAAGATGAATCTATTATACAACCAAAATGGTTAAAAGTCAACCTTTTTTATTGACTTTTAATATGAGTACTTTTAGCTTACTTCTGTGCGACCGTTACCCAAGTCTCGTTGTGCGATTGTACGCATATCTGCATTGTCTCTGTTCGTTGGGTCAGCTTGTACTTGGGCATACACCTCTAGTGCAACGTTCCTGCAAACGTCTTGGAACCATCGATCCACAATGTCTTGGTCACTGTCATCTTTCTTTTTCATGTACCCTGCTTTTACTAACTGAG